GGGAACAACAGCGGGCAGCCGTCAACAGTTGTGGACAACACACTCATGGTTGTCATTGCAATTTACTATTCGTGTAAGAAACAAGGATGGACGGATGACGATATACGGAAGAGACTGGTTTTCTTTGCAAATGGCGACGATATTATTTTAGCTGTACAAACACACGATGAATGGTTGTATGACAAGCTTGGCCCGTCTTTTTCTGAGCTAGGGCTTAATTATGACTTTACAGAGAGAACTACGGAGAGGAAGAACTTGTGGTTCATGTCTCACACAGCTATTGAAGTTGACGGCATGTATATCCCTAAACTTGAGCCAGAACGTATAGTGTCTATCTTGGAATGGGACAGAAGTCGAGAGTTGATGCATCGCATGGAGGCCATTTGTGCAGCAATGATAGAGGCATGGGGATATACCGACCTACTGAATGAGATTCGGAAATTTTATCTATGGTTGGTTCAGAAGGATGAAATCAGCGAGCTAGCGTTGATAGGCAAAGCACCATACATAGCTGAGACGGCACTCAAGAAATTGTACACCAATAGGGATGCTACTGAGCAGGAACTGCAAAGGTACCTGGACGTTTTGGATATTAACTGCGTGGAAGATTGTGGGGAATTCGTCTCACTTCAATCATTGATCAAGCCAGGAGAAGGTGGGCCTGAGAGTTTGGACGCTGGAGATGGAAGCAAGAAGAAGGAGAAGGAGAGATCGACAGACCAGTCACAACAAGAGGTTATCACTCCTAACAGGGATAAGGACGTTAATGTCGGATCAAAAGGAAAGGTTATCCCAAGATTGAAGAAAATCACAAAGAAGATGAACCTACCAACAGTGAGAGGAAATGTCATACTCAATTTGGATCATTTAATTGAGTACAAGCCTGAACAGACAGACTTATTCAACACACGTGCAACAAAGTCACAATTCGATGCTTGGTATGAGGCTGTTAAAAAGGAGTATGAACTGGACGATGGGCAGATGGGGTATGTGATGAATGGTTTTATGGTTTGGTGCATTGACAACGGAACATCACCTGACATCACTGGATCATGGGTCATGATGGACGGGGATGAGCAGGTGGAGTACCCACTGAAACCAATGATTGAAAATGCTAAGCCGACACTGCGACAAGTGATGCATCATTTTTCAGATGCGGCTGAAGCATACTTAGAAATGAGGAATTCTGACGGACTATACATGCCTAGGTATGGTTTGCTTCGGAATTTGAGAGATAGGAGCCTAGCCCGATATGCTTTTGATTTTTATGAAGTTAATTCTAAAACATCAGATCGTGCAAGAGAAGCTGTTGCACAGATGAAGGCTGCCGTTTTAAGTAATGTTAGAACAAGGATGTTTGGCCTTGATGGTAATGTTGCTACAAATGTGGAGGATACTGAGAGGCACACTGCAAGGGATGTAAATAGAAACATGCACTCATTTTTTGGAATGGAACCAATGCAGTAAAGGATAGGTAAACTGTCCACAGTTATCACCTTTAGTCGCTTATGAATATTTCGTAGATATTATTATGTGTGTTTTATTTTCAGTGTGGTTTCACCACCTTTGATAAAATATGCTAGTGTGGCTTTGCCACCTTTTTTTCTTTATTATTTATGAATAGTAAGCCGGAAGAACCATTGTAACGCCGGACCCTTCAGTGTGAATTGGTCACGAGTATTGCCGAGGTTTGACAATGTTTGTTGTTCCAAAAAAAAAA